CTTCTCTTCGTCAACTCCCCTGGCGGCACGGTGACTGGCGTCGAGGAACTGGCCGCCAAGGTGGCCAACTTCCCAAAGCCGACCCGCGCCTTCGCGGATAACATGGCCGCCTCCGCTGGCTACTGGGTCGCCAGTCAGGCGGACGAGTTCGTCGTCACGCCGTCCTCCCAGATCGGCAGCATCGGCGTCTACATGGTCGTCCCGAATCTCGAAGAGTACTACGCAGCCCAGGGCATCAAGTTTGAGGTCATCGCCGCTGGCATCCACAAGGCCGCCGGCGCCGAAGGCCTCGCCCTGACCGACGAGCAGCGTGCCTATCTGCAGGCCTCCGTCGAATCGACCCGTAATGAATTCCGCGAAGGCGTACGCCGTAAGCGCCGCTTCGTGCAGGACGCCGACATGGAAGGTCAGGTTTTCACCGGCAAGGAAGCCGCCGCCAAGGGTCTTGCCACTGGCCTCGTCCAGAATCTCCGCGAAGCCCTCGCGTCCTTCTGATGCCTCAGACCGTTCCCGTCCCTGACTACGTTTCCGAAGCCGCACGGCGCGGCCTTGAGTGGCACGCCGAAGGCAAGTCGGGCGACGGCGTGACGGACCAGACTATCCGCGAAGCCCGCGACATGGTCGAAGGTTCCATCTCTGAGGACAAGGTTCGCCGCATGGGGCCTTGGTTCCAGCGCCACCGTGGCGACATGGACGCCCCCAAGAACAAGCCCGACAATGAAGACTTCCCCGGTGCGGGAGCCGTAGCCTGGGCCTTGTGGGGTGGACCGACCTCTGGCGACATCATGCGGACGGCCAAGTGGGCCGAAGAGGAAGCCTCCCGTCTGGATCGCGAGGACGAAGAGGACGACTCGGCCTCCGCCAAGTTGCCCGCCCCCGCAATTTTTAAGACCATGACTATCGAAGAAAAACTCGTCGCCGCCGAAGCCCTCGTCGCTTCCGCCTCTGCCGAACGTGACGACCTCCGCGTCACCTTGGAGAATTTGACCGTCGGCGCTTCCTCGGAAGTCGAAGCCCTCAAGGTCGAAGCCTCGGCCAAGGACGCCAAGCTCGTCGAGCTCGAAGGCCTCCTCGCTGCTTCCGCCAAGCAAGTCGAAGAACTGACCGCCAAGGTCGCCGAACTCTCGGCCGTCCAGATCAGCGCCTCCGCCGAAGCCGCGGCCATCGTGGCCAAGGTCGGCGTCGCCGCCGTGGACCTTCCCCAGGGCGACAGCCCGGTCCGTGCCTCCGACAAGGAAATCGCCGAGCAGTACGCCGCGATGCCTGCCGGCCCTGAGCGTCTTGCGTTCCTCAAGAAGAACCGCGCCGCCATCTTCAAGTCCGCCTAATTTTCCCCTCCCCCTAACTCTCACCGAATAAACTAATATGCCCAACACCATTGCTGCCCAGCTGATCGTCGACACCCTCGCCGCTCAGACCCAGACCGTCCTCGCGAACCGCCTCGCCGCCCTCTCGCACTTCGCCTCCGATTTCTCGGCTGACGTGAAGCGCCCGAAGGACGTCGTCCAGGTCGCCATCGCCTCCGCCGGCTCCGCCACGCTGACCAACCCGACCGCCTTCAACAGCATCGGCGACAGCACCCTCGGCGCCACCGCCGTCACCCTGAACCACCTCTCCCAGCCCTTCGGCCTCGCGTACTCTGACATCCAGAACGCCATCCGCCTTGAGCGCCTGGTGAAGATCAACCTCGACAAGCTGGCCGACTCCATCTGGGCCGCCGCCACCGCCCCGATCACCGTCGCCAACTTCGGCGCCGCCACGGTCACCGGCGCTGACTCGACCGTCACCCCTGGCTCTGCCAACCTCCGCGCCCTCTGGGCCGGCGTCTCCAAGGCTGGCCGCAAGGCGCTCATCGTGAACCCTGGCATCTACAGCCAGCTCATCCCGACGAGCACGACCTCCCTGCCCCTCTCCGAAGGTGCTTATGGCTTCGACGGCGGTATCTACTACGCCTCGCAGTTCCCGTCCGAGGCCAAGCTCGCCGGCTTCGCCTGTGCCCCTGAGGCCCTTGCGATGGCTGCCGCTGCTCCTTCCCTCGACCACGTCCGCGACGGCATGCTCGTCTCGGAAGTCGTCGCCCTCGAAGGTCTCGGCATGAACATCTACTACAACGTCTGGGCCGATAAGAGCACCCGCTCCCTCGTCGCCTCGGCGGAACTGATGTTCGGCGCGTCGAAGGCTGTGACCTCCGGCACGATCGCCTCGGTCTACAACCCGTAATCGCCGGGGCTTAAAGCCCCACGATGAAGGCCCCCGGAAACGGGGGTCTTTTTTTTGCCCACCTCCGCAGATGTATGAGCCTGTACGGTCAAGAGTTTCTAGACGATGCGAAGGAAATCACCTACGACCTAGGTATCCCGTGCGCCACGGCCGGCTCGACCGTCACATTCTCGGCCCTCATCTCGGAACCCGCCTACACCACCGGGCTTGAATCTGGGGGCTTTGTGGAGCGGACCCAGTATACCGTCCGCCTTCCCGCTGCAACGGCCTCCTGGACGAAGCCAGACGGGTCTAATGGGGCTTCGGCGGCTGTCCTCTCAGGTGGCGTCCCCATCCCCGCCCTGGGCATCGGCAAGAAGCTGACGGTCGGAGGCAAGGTGGTCCGCATAACCAGCCAGACCTACAAGACCCTTTCGGCCTGGATCACCCTCGTGGTGATTGATGACAACCAATGATCGCCGAGGGACGCATGGTTCCCCGCAGCCGTGACGAGTTCATGGCCGCCCTGACCCAGTTCCAGAAGGGAACCAATGACGGCTTCGTAGACGTCTACCTGGAGCAGGCCGCCCTGATGTGCCGCGACAGCATGGTGCTGACCCCGCCGATCGTGGCGGCAGGCGGCGGCGGTATGACCAAGGATGCCTTGGCTGTCGGCAATGCCGCCATCAAGGGCGACGTGCATTCGGTCGTCGTCGGCCAGAGGTCTGGCTCCGTCAACGGACGCCGCGGTCGCCTGTTCCGCAAACTCGGTTCGGCTGCGTTCATGAACAATGTCTCCAAGTTCTGGAAACTAGCCGGGGACAATACCGACCTGTTCGCCGGCAACGCCCTTTACGCCCGGATGTTCAACAAGGGATTCGGAACCGAGAAGTCCTTCAACAAGCTGAAGAACTACTTCAAGCGCATCGGCCAAGAGGAAGCAGGCAACGCCCTGAACCGCTCGGTCATCGACAGCGTCGAAGGCGTGAAGCAGGTCCACATGGCCGCCCTCAAGAAGTTCGGCGGACGCATCCGCAAGAACGGCGGACCTGGCATCCAATTCTGGGAACGCATGGAGGCCAAGGACCAAGTCCTCCGCGACTACATCAAGCTGCGCCAGAAGTCCGTCGGCAAGGTCAAGGCCGGCTGGGTCGATACCCTGGCCAAACTTCCCAAGCCTAAGAGTCTGGGCGGAAGCCGCAACAATGCCGGCCGCTCCAAGATTCCCGTCTGGATCAAGCGCCACCAGCAGTCCAACGGCTACGTCGCCATGACCCACCAGCAGGCCGAGGTCATGGTCCTCAACCTTCTCCTCGGAAACCGCAATGGCGACGCCGATTACGTTGCAACCGACGCAGACGTGAAGAACCTAGTCTACGGTAACCGCGTCAAGCAGATGCCCGCTCAGCTGGAAGCAATGCTCAAGGCCCGCGCCGAAAAATTTAACCGCAACAAATAACCCAATGGGCTCCATCTCTCCCCGCCATATCGTCGAGGCCGTCATCGACGCCTTCCTTACCGCCGAGTCCGGCCTTGCCGGCGTGGCCGTCTACACTGGCGACAACGCCGAGATCAACGTCCTGCCCAAGTGCGTGGTCCTATGCGACTCCGCCCGGACGCCGCCCGAACTCCCCGAAGGCGCCGGCAATTACTTCTGCTCGGTCCGCGTGACCCTCTTCTCCAACGCCGACGACACGACCCTGACCCAGCACCGCGACCGATGCGCCGCCTTGGCTGGGGCGATGGCTAACATCGCCGGCATCAAGGCCGCCTTCCTGGCTGGCGGTGACGCCAAGTGCTACGACGTCATCCCCGACTCCGAGGATGAAGGCCGCGACGAACGCTCCTGGGCTACGGTCCTGAGCTACACGGTCCCCGTGGTGGTGAACCCGACCCCCTAAGGGTTGCCCGTTCCCGCAGTTTCAAAGACTATGGCCGCCATCCTCTCCGGAACT